GTCTTGATTGTTTTAAAATCTAATTCTAAAAATTTTGACTAATATTGGGACTCCTAAGTTCCCATCTAAATTTAATAAAGTAATTAAAAGTTTAGTAAAAATTGTATGTGTTTCAAGAGAATTGTTATTATACTAGATAGTTGTCAGGCCATTGAGGATAAGTGGTGTTATCTTGCAAATATAGTTTTCCCACTCCTAGAAAAGCTTTGCATCTAAAATCATCAGCTCCAGCTATATAGCATTTGCAACTAACTTTTATATCGATTTGATTTTGATTTGTAAATATAAACAACAAGTTTACAAAATTTGATGAGTTAGCCACCAAAGTTGTGGGTCTCCAATTCGTCGTCCCAGAATATGGTACTTCAAATTCCATGTATCCATTTGTTGATGTTCCTTCTATTGTGGCAGTTGTTGTTGGTGATTCCATCTTATTTGATTCTAATAAATATTTCCTTAACAAATCTGTTTGTTCAGGTGCGCCTATCATAGTTCTATTTATATCTGGATTATTCATGACAGTAATATTGACGGGCATCACGTTTTTCATAGCAAATTGAAAAGTAGTCATAGGCGTAGCTGCAATCGTGGTCGTATCCAATGTCTCACAAACTGAGGTGTTAAATCTCATTTTAAGACGAATTCCTCCTCTATACAATCCATACATTTTTTGTAACATCCGATGTACCCCTACGTTCAAAACCTTATCATAAGCAGTTATGGACAAATCGTATATAAAATTCTTTACAAAGAATTCCGATTTCGCCATATACAAAGTATCATGTACATTTGGATCTTCATTGGGAAACAAAGCCAAAGGTGCATACTTCTTTGCTATTTCTTTTAAAGAGGTAACACGATCACAATTAGTAGTGCTCTTTGGCAAAGGAATATATTCACCTATTGTCACCATCTCCACTTCGGTTTGTTCATAACCTTGTGCTTCTACTATTGCCAAATTTTCTTTTCTTACTGGTATCTTTAAAATAGGATCTACAACTCTCGCAAAAATGGTGTATTGAGGCGAGCTTGCTCCAGCTATCTTGTTCAAAGTTCCTAACTCAAAATTGAGCAATAAGGAACCAAAAGGTCCTACAGGCTCATCAGTAGTCGATATTCCATGATAATGTATAGGAACATAATCCGAATGAAAAATGTAAGGCGCTATTATGTTTATGGCCGAAGTTGTATTGTAATTTGCCATTCCATGTTGGAAGCCCACTATTGTATGACTCTTAACTGCATTATCCAACACCACTGGCTCACTCACCATAGGAATATGTGCCGCAACTAAACAACCAGAGCAATAAGGATTTCCATTTACCTCTATTCTCAATTCTATATGTCTTGATCTCATATATACATAACGTTCCATTATTTCTCGAAAATTATCATTAAATCTTATCAATTCGTATATATCGAAATATTTATACAAAGTTGTAGTGTCAATCAAGGCGGACTTCTGAACGATTTGCCATCTATCCAAAAAGTGACTTATATCTATATTATCGCTTTTCATTGCTAAACTTGTCTTACCATAGGAATTTATCTGTTGTGTATCCGTTGTTCCTATAGTATCTATAATTGTACCTTTGGAATCAGCTGTCAGTCCTAATATCTCATATTTTGAAGATATATTTCCAACAATTTGTTCATCTCCCTCCATACAGATTGTCAAGTTATTACAAAACGAACCTTCTACTTCAAAATCCTCCCCTGCTCTTTCTAAAATAACAAGTCTCACCTTGCATCTTCCTGAAGGTCCGACAAAAGGATTAACTATAGACATTTTCATAATACCCATAGATGAAACTTGAATTACATTCCAATTAGAAGGAACAAAAGTAATAGCTTTATTAAAATTTCTTACAGCACACCAAGGATTTTGATGCATATAAGGAACTCTCACATGAAAAATATATTTATGAGGATTAACGTCCATTATCAACGAATAAGAAGAGTTTCTCGCTGCAGCTATACGTGGAAAACTATAATTTCCATACATTCCATAATTAAAATCTACATTGACCTTACCAGTAGTAAAACCATCACAAAGAAAAATGAATTTATACTCGAGAGATCCTCTCCAAAATGAAGAATTCATAGTAGCTACACACATTGGACTCGCATTAACACTATTACTTATAGTTTTGCCTATATTCTCCAAAGCGTAACAAGGATCCAAAAAGTAATCATCCAAAATTATAGCATCAGTTGCCCATACTGTATCTTCTGTGACTCCTTTAATATAACCCCATCTTCTATTTAACCACTTAATAGCCATTTCGTCTTCTTCCTCAGCAGTGTTTTCTGTTTCTGTAACACTTTGAGCATTACTATTCAAAGCCATTTTTTGTAAATATTCTACATTATTGGCATTGCTTAAAGCCTGAAAATCTTTTAAATAAGTCGGAGGACATGCTACAGTGAATGAAGGTTTGTCCATACCAGAAACTTTGGTGTTCATATCTAATTTATCTCCTGTAATTTCTGTTGGTAAGCTATTTCCTACGACTCTTTTCCAGCCCTGCATATTATTTATATGATTAATAGTATTACCTTGCGCTACTATTTGGATGACATGATTATTTGTCATATCCATAGTTCGAGTGCAAATATAATGATCGTGTAAATGATCAAATTGTACTTTTACAAATTGCTTCCAAAGCTTTTCATACTTTGCGTAAGTTTGATACCCGTGAAAATATAAATATCTTAATGCCGTGTTGACATTGTCTTCCGTTGCTGTATATCTATCTAAATCTTTTGAAACCCAGTTAGTCATTTCTTCTATAGTATCCAAATTCAAAGTAGCATAGTATTCTATTCCCACTTTTCTGAATCCGTTCTTCAAAAATGTAACTTCCGAAATATTCAGCCAATATGCGTCCCCTTTAACATCTAGTTTAGAACCTATAGTATATTTAATACCAATTCTAGCTAAACTTTCTTTCATTGTCATAAAATTGAAATATTTGCTAACTTTTGCACTTGGACTTATGACATTATCATCTCCAAAAACAATGCATCTCACTTGCTGCATAAACACCATTATATTGGCATTTTCTGGCGGCATGACTGAATAAAAAGCATACATAATGTAACATAAATTGCAAAATGAATTTAATATTGCAGTTAAAGAATTTCCGGAAGGATTACCTTTACAAGTCATAAATACATATTTGCGTCCCAATTTAATACAATGGATGATTTCATTCTCTATAACTCTCATAACTACAAGATCTTCTCCTGTATAATCATAAGCTTCTATGAGTATACTGAAAAACATGTGAATCAATTCAGCATGTAGATCTCTATCATACCCTTCATAATCTCCATCAAACATAACAGTCGACGTTTCTTGCAAGTGATGAGCTAACGTAGTCCATTCGGAACTATAAGGATTAATACCTATAGCTATACCATTTTTGATTCTTCCCCTCATCAAAACTCCACATGCATCTAACGTGTATTGTCTAGTTAAAAGTGTAAAATCCAAGGGAGCTATACTGAAACTGCGTGTTTTAACATCTGCTATTTTCTGCAAATTTCTGGTTTCATCTTTCAACGTTTCTATCCAGATGCTATCAATTCTTTTTCCCGCTTTAGCTTCAGCCACACGTTCTGTAAATCTTTTATCTAATAAACTATTTGGTTTTATTTCAAAATGACCTGGTTCTCCTATAAAATGATCTACTTTCTTTTTATTTGTTCCACATGTGACGTAAGGCCAACCTGCGGACGATGCCATATTAAGATTATCTACAAATTCTTTCCCATGAATTCCGTTTATCGCTTCTGATACAGTCAATTTTTTTGGCTTATTTAGATACAAATCTTTCCAAAATAATTTCATACCTGTTTCTATTTTCTTCAACATTTTAGAATCTATAGGTAAGTTTCTGCTTGCACATTTTTCTATCGCCTTCATAAGAGGAGATTCGTTATTTACATTTCTCGGATCTCGTGGAGAAAGAATGGCTGGCTCACTTTTATGTTTACCACATCTTTCATAGACCAAACTCGGAGTATATTTAGTAACTTCAGGAACATGAACAGGTTGCAAAGCTTCACCTAAAAATGGCAAATCTATGTCCCAATCTGATCCTTCAGCTTGTACCACGAATTTTTTTACTCGTTCTATACCAGAATTAACTACTTGTACTGAATATGTTTTCAGAACATCTTCCAAATAATCGCGTGTTATGATCTTTGCAAACCCTACGCTAGTATTCACATCACCTGCTACATGCATTCCCAATATTTTCCCTCTTAAAAACGTATTGTAAGCTACAAATACGCTTCCACAGTCACCTTTTTGAGTACTCAATTGATAAGCGATAACTTCTCCTAATGTTAAAGTCTCTCCACTCGCATCATAACTGAGTTCACTTGTTATCAAACGAGCGTCCATAGTATGAGCTTGACGAGCTATACCTCCATTTTTTGAAACAAGACTACCTTCTATTCTGTGAAGTTGCCCTAATTGTGATTGATCTATAAAATAACTTGTAATATCTTTAAAAGTTCTACATCTTTGTTTTAACTGATACAGAACTAAATCGCTAGGTTTTCCGTCAACTAACAATTCTCTCATGTTTTCTAATTCAAAATCTATTAAAGGATATGAATAAGAGGAAAAGATTTCTAATTTTCCTTGTTTTACATATTCACCTCTATAAACAAACAAATGGCGCGGTGCCAAAATTATAGTTTCTTTCAAAGGTAAAGCATGCATCTTGACAATTCTCAATTTGCCACTTGCATCCTGATGTTTTATTGCTATCTCTATTATCTGTTGAGATAAAGTCATAACTACATCATTTGCTACCTGATCGGGGCATCCTTCAGCTCGTACTTGAACTTTGTTCGTCTTGTTTTTATAATCATTCAAATCAATATACTTTACATTACCAAATTGATCTTGAACCACAAGTTTACCTTCTGGTTCTGGATCAGCATCGAAGAAATCTGGATAATCTTCATAAAACTTAGCGGACGATTTTTTTGGTCTTGCCCATGTCATATTTCTTTCTATTTTCCTAGATTTTCTTAAGCCATTGTGAAATTCACTACTGCCTCCTCCTTCTGATATTAGATGAGTCTTTTTCAAAGCCTCATCAAATGTAAGTCTGTGTTCTTGCTTTATCTCTGATACCTCTTTTATCATTTTCTTCTTAGTCAAGGCTTTATACAACATAAAACCAGCTCCTGCAGCTATCAAATATCCACATAAGTGTTTAAGCTGTGAATAAAATACAGGTCTATCGAAGAAAAACATCGAAATTTCGTTATATTTTGATCTCATATACAATTTTATATGAGTAGAAGCTTCTGTTATTCTAGAAGAATTTACAGGAGCATAGCTTTCTGTTTGCGCATCTTGGAATGTCTCTATCCCAGATTGTGCTTCGAAAGTAGCATCTTGTTCAAATTTGAAAATGTTATTTCTACTTTCTTCAAATATATTTAAAAGCTCTTCTGATTGCGCCTGAATAAGAATTTGGTTTTTAAGAACCATTCTTCCATTATGCATAACTAAATTTTCCAAAGAAAAGTCCTGCAAAAAATTGCTAAACTCATTGCCTAGTCTTAATTGCATAGACATATGCTTAGTATATTTATCTATAGCTAATGTCAATATATCTTTAAAATTCATCAAGGGAGATATAGCTATATCACGCATAGGATCTTTTAATTGAAAACATGCATTTAAAGCATCTCCTCTATTGGTATTATTACCTTGAGACATCTCTATAACTAAATGTCTTCTTCTCAAAAAAGCATTTTGTTCTAAAATATTATTAAATACAGGATGCGATTGATTGGAACAACATATAAACAACAAAGAAGTGTTCAAAGTTCCTTTGATACCTATAGCTGGATCACTCATTGAAGCCATATTTACTGCAGATTTTTGAGGAGTTATATACTTAATTAATTCTAAAGCATCTTCTCCTTTTTGATCTTGTGCAAAATCATCATAAACCCAACAAAACTGTCCTCTATAACCAGTGGCATAAATTTCGCCAGGATTTTTGATATATTGTAAATCGGATAAAGGTACTTGTACAGTTGCTTTATTAATAACAGCAGCAATGTAGGTTGATATTTGACTTTTTCCTACGCCAGCTCCTCCTGAAAGAAATATGCAAAAAGGTTCTATAGGACGAGGATTAAAATCTTCATCCATAAATAAACCTTTTATATTTTCCAAATCTCTTTTCAAATCTCTAATAACTGTACAATATGCTCTTGGTAAATCGTCCGTTGTGGCACTTGAAATAATTTCATTGTCCAGCCATGTTCCATACTCTTTAAAAAGCTTAACTTCTCTGGTATTGAAAAATGTTTTCTTCTTAGCTACATGATCAACTATAAAACTTCTTATAAGCTCCAACTTTGGTCCTACTGTATCTTTATCCATATTTGGTTGAATTTCAAACCAAGTTTGTAAAATAGTTGGCAATTTGCTATATACATAAGCCAAAAAGTCTGTTTGATTTAAAAGACGATGTGATACTTCAAAAAGTCTTAATGAATCAGAAACTCTTCTAATCATAAAACCATTTGGCAATACTCCTAAAATCAATGATCCTAAAAAGCTTAACCAAGAAGTGGTCATAACTAAACTTTGAGCTTCCACACCGCGTGTATCTGTAACTTCTCTGAAATTTATCCAATGAGAAATAAATACATTTGCAACTTTTGAAAGTAACATTTTATCTACTTGAAAGATATGTGCCAAGCGTAAAACGCTACTAGCCCATCGTGCCATATTAATATGTTCATCAAGTAAAATTGAAGGTACAATATCTGTAAATATCATACTCAACTCGAAGATATGTTCCTCCGATAACTGTTTAAAATTTCTAGCTGCACTAGAAATTTTATTTGTAGCATGTTCCGCTACGCTACAAGCACCTGACACACAATTGTCACACTTTTGGAAAAACTCCAAAGATGATCTTAATTCTTGCGGCCACATGTTTCTTACGAAACCTTGCGCTTGTTGTGGATTATTCATTAATTCCAACATTCTATTTATGTTGTCAGGGACTATATAATTAGTCACGAAATCTTTAATAAGCTGTACCATTTTCTCTTGAAATGTATCAAATGATAAGCTGA